CGCAAGGGTGGGGGAGCGCACCGCCCTCCACCCTTGCGCACCCGCAGAGCTTTCAGGAGGCAGCGATGGTCCCGGAGAACAACCGGCCGATTCCGCTTCGCAGGACGCAGCCGGCGTCCCCCGAGGCCGCGCCCGGCGAGGTGCTGCTGCGGGTGGCGGCGAGCTGCCCCCGGTGCGGAACCCGCCCCGCCCTGCGCGTGACGCCGGCCATCGTGAGCGCCCTGGCGGGTGCCGCGGCCGGGATGAGGGTGGGCACCTACCAGTGCCAGCGCCGGGGGTGCGGCGCCATCTACGACCTGGACGCCGAAGCCTACCTGCGCGCCGGATAAGAAGCAGGACCGAAGAACGTCCGAAGATAAAACCTCCCTGGTCCCGTGGGAAGGGGAAGGGGGTTGACCAACAGCTTTAACGAGTATAACGTACAGCAGGACACAATACGAAACCAGCCGCCACAGGCCCCGCTCGGCACAGCGCCCGAGTCAGGGGCCTTTTTGCGCCCCGCACAGCCGGGCGGCATCCGCCCGGCACGCCGGCCCTCCCCGGCACTCGACTCCGCCGCCGCCGCGGCGCGGCGCGGCGCGGCGAACACCCTTCAGCAACGAGGCCAGCCTTGAGCGGTTCAGCCCTTCCGCAGATCCAGGACGCAGTCAGGACGGCGCTTTCCACCGACTCCGCGCTGGCGGCGCTGGTGACGGGCGTGTTCGACCAGGTCCCGGCCGGGCAGACGTTCCCCTACGTCGTGTTCGGCGAAAAGAGCGAGGGTGCGTTCGGGACCTTCGGCCGCCACGGCCTGAAGAGCACCCTGCGCCTCGACATCCGCTCGCAGGCGGGCGACGCGGAGCTGCTCGCGATCTACGACCGCGTCAAGGAGGTGCTCGAGCAGCAGCCGCTCGCCCTGTCGGAGTACACCGTCATCCTCAGCCGCACCACGCTGCTGAAGACGGTGCTCGACCCCGACGGAACCACCCGGCGCGCCGAATCGCAGCTCGAAGTGATCGCGCAGGAAGCGTAGCACACAAACCCAACACTCCCCCAGGAGAACACCATCATGGCTACTGCAGGCCGCAATCTCGTCGTCAAGCTGGGCACCTCGGCCACGGGCACGTTCACGACCATCGCCGACCTCAAGGAAGCGTCCATCAGCCAGGCCGGCAACAACCAGGACGTGAGCACCTTCGACTCGGACTGGACGCGCCGCATCCAGGGGCTCAAGGACGCCACCTACTCGCTCTCCGGCTACTACAACGGCGCCGACACGGCCGGCCAGGGCGCGCTGCGCGGCTCGTGGCTCAACGACAGCCCGGTGTTCGTGCAGTTCCTCCCCGACGGCACCACCGGCTTCCAGCAGGAAGTGAAGGTGTCGACGTTCGAGGTGAGCGCCGCCGTGGACGGGGCCCAGGAGGTCTCGATCGAGCTGGAAGGGAACGGTCCCATCACCGCCGTGCCGGCTGCGCCGGCCGTCTGAGCCGGGGGTCAACCATGGCGATTGCAGGCTACAAGGCCCAGGTGAAGGTGGCGGGTGCGCCCGTCCCCTTCACCGGCGCGGCCACCACGGCGGACGCGGGGCGCACCCGCTTCCGCATCGACGACCCGCAGCGGCGGGTGCTGGACCGCGGCGCGCCCATCGAGGTGCGCCGCTCCGGGGACGCGGGGACCACCTTCGCGGCGGTGCCGGCGGCCGACTACACCGTGGACCGGCTGGCCGGCACGGTGGTGTTCGACGCCCCGCAGGCGGCCGGGACGGTGGTGCAGGTGAGCGGGTCGTACCTGGCCCTCTCGGTGGCCGCCGAGGCGAAGGAGTACAGCTACACGCTGGCCGGGAACAACCAGGACGCCACGCACTTCAGCGGCGACGGCTACACCCGGCGCGCGCAGGGGCTCAAGGACGTGACCGGCTCGCTGAGCCAGTGGACCACGGCCGACCGCTACTTCCAGGACGCGCTCACCGACGGCCGCCCGGTGGTGCTGGAGTTCTACAGCGACGCGGGCGAAGCCCCGGAGCTGCGCGTGTGGGCGCTGGTCAGCAGCAGCGAGATGTCGGCGGCCGTCGACGGGCTGCAGGAGACCAGCGTGGAGTGGGAAGGCACCTATGACGCCGATGGGAGGGCAGTGAGCCTTGGCTAACCTGAGAGAGAAGATCCTGGGCGCGAGCGACATCCGCCGCGAGCAGGTGCACGTGCCGGAGTGGGACGTGGAGGTGGAGGTGCGCGGGCTCACCGGCGCCCAGCGCGCCCGGCTGATGAAGACGAGCCTGGATTCGAAGGGCGCTGTGGACTTCGAGAAGATGTTCCCCGAGCTCCTCATCACCAGCACGTTCGAGCCGGGGACGGGGCAGCCGGTCTTCACGGAGGCCGACCGCGACGCGCTGGGCGGCAAGAGCGGCGCGGCGCTGGACCGGATCGCCCAGGCGGCGATGCGCCTTTCCGGGCTCACGCCCGGCGCCGTGGAGGAGGCGGAAAAAAACTCCGACGCCACCCCGAGCGACGCTTCTACTTCGAGCTAGCGGAGAAGCTGGGGTACACGGTGGCGGAGCTCCTGGACCGCGTCTCCTCCGAGGAGATCACCGAGTGGGCGGCGATCTGGAAGCTGCGACACGCGGAGGAGCAGAGGGCGCGGAAAGACGGGGAACGCAGGCGCCGGACGGGATAGACCCTCCGCCAGCGCACGCGGCGGGTGTGTTCGGAGCGGAGCCGCGGGTGGGGGCTCCGCTCCGGGTAATCCGCATGAGCGCTGAAACCGTGCATGGCTTCCAACCCGCGCCGCAGCAGGCGCATCAGCGAGGGCTAAATCCGTGTCCAGACGAAGAGCACCAAAGGCTCGCAAACGGGATAGCGAGCAAGCCAAGGCGAGGAACGCCGAGGCCGCGGCGCGCGCACCTTCCGCGGAATCGGTGAGCGCCCGCGAAAGCGCGACGCGCACAAACGCGGCCGCGCAGGCAATGAGGCAGCGGCGCGAACAGAACGCGGGCGCCTCGGCAGGCGGCGGCAGCGCACCGGCACCCACGAGCACACCGGCGCCGAGCGCGCCGCCGGGAGGCGGCCCTCCGGGAGGCGGCCCCCCGGGAGGCGGACCCCCGCCGGGCCCTCCAGGGGGAGGGGGACCGCCGGCGCCGCCGGGCAAGATGGACGCAATGGGCGGCACGTTCGGGGCGATCGAAGGTCTCACCGCGTTCAGCGGGCAGATGCAGTCGATCGGCGGCGCGATGGCCAGCTTCGCGGCGTCAGGAGTCGAGATGGCGACTACCCTGACGTCCATCGGAGTCGCGGCGACACCGACCGGGACGGAGCTCGCGAAGAATGCGGCGTCCGCCAAGGCGCTCGCCACTTCGCTGGGCGTCGTGGTTCAGGGCACGAACACGCTGAAGCCGGAATTCGCGCTGCAGATGCAGGCAGCGGTACAGGTGGGCACGGCATGGGATCAATTGAAGAACAAGGTCGCGCTCCTCGCGGCCCAGCTGATCGGCACGTTCGGAAATGAGATCAAGGCGGTGATCGCCGGGATGGAGGGGCTGATCGGCGGGATCTCCCGGTTCGTGACGTGGCTGGGTACCGCGCCTGGGTTCCTGAAGTCGGTGGTGCTGTTCCTTGCGCTCTTAACCGGCGGGCTTGTCGCCGCCGCAGCGGTGATCGCCCCGCTGATCGTGGCGGTTCTGGGGGTTGGGGCGGTGTTCTCGTCTATAGCCATCGGACCGCTCGCGCTGATCATAGCCGGGGTGGTGGCGGCGGTCGCGGCATTCGTCGCGTTCGGCAGCTTCATCAGTGGCTGGTGGAAGAATCTGGGAAGCAACGGCGCTACGCAGGCCAACGCGGCCACGATGTCGATGAGCATGCCGTTCTCCGGCCTGGGACCGAAGTTGCGCGAGGCACTCGGCGCAGCACTCGACGGCATGAAGGCCGCCTGGGGCATGATCCCGCAGTGGCTGCGCACCGCGGTTGTGACGCTCCTGGAGAACCTGCCGGGTGTCGGGCTCGCGTTTCAGGCGGGGCGCCGCCTCGTGGAAGCGTTCGGCAGCGGTATCCAGCGCAACTCCGGGCGCACCGTGGCGCCGGCCAACGCCGCCGCCAGAAACGTGTCCAGGCGATGGGAGGGGAATTCGCCGCCGCCGGAAGGGCCGCTCAAGGACCTGGAAACCGGTGCGGGCAACGTCACCGACGCGTTCGCGGTGGGGATCGCGTCGCGCGCCTCCGCTGTGTCCGCGGCGGGAGACCAGCTGGCGTCCCTGCTCCAAGGCTCGCTGAACCTGGATGGCCAGGCGCTGGCGGCGGGGATCGCCCTGCCGGAGTTCCAGCTGCCCGCCGCTGCCGGTATGCCGGCGGGGCTGACCGTGCCCGGCACGACCCCGGCAAGCACGACGCCTACCGAAACCGAAAACGCGGCGGATGAAGATCCGGTCAAGAAGGCCGGCCTGCTCGACAGCTTCTTCCAGTTCGACAAGATGGTGGGGTCGGTGAAGGAGAAGTTCACCGGCGTCTTCAACGCGCTGGGGCCGCTGGGGGTCGTCTCCACCATCCTGGAGGGTGTTTTCAAGGGACTGGAGCCCGTCATCGAGTCGCTCAAGGAGCCGCTGCGCATCGTGGGCGAGATCCTGGGGGCGGCGCTGGCGCCGATCCTGGAGGCGCTCTTCCCGGTGTTCAAGATGATCGCCATCGCCGCCACCTGGGTGGGGCAGATCTTCTTCACCATCGCCGGCGCGATCCTCACCACGGTGGGCGCCCTGGTGAAGGGGTTGGGCAAGCTGATCTCCAAGCTCCCCGGCGTGGGCGACTTCGGGCTGGTGAAGGTGGGCGACGGGCTCATCAACATGGGCAAGGGCTTCAAGGACAGCGCGAAGGCCCTCGCCGAAGGGCGCGAAAAGATCAAGGCGCTGGAGTTCGGCAAGACGGCGGAGGCCACGCAGCAGACGGCCGAGGCCGCCACGCAGGCCAACGAGGCGCTGCGCAACCTTCCCAGCGGGTTCAAGATCGCGCTGGCTCGCTACCAGGTGACCACCGGGGAGCCCATCGGCCTCGCCACGGCCACCCTTCCCACGGGAGCGTCCACGGGGGCGGTGGCGCAGGACAACCGCGTCACCGTGCAGGGCAACATCGTGATCCAGGGGGCCGACAAGGACGGCCGCCAGCTGTGGGAAGAGATGCAGCGCGAGATGCAGCGCCAGAGCCTTCGCCAGAACGGCACCACGCTCGGCTACGCCGTGGCGATCTGAGGAGAGACAGACCATGCCATTCCTTACCATCAACGGGGTCCCCGTGGCCATCGCCAACGGATCGGCCCAGCTGCAGACGGAGGTGATGGGCGACCGCGCCCGCGCCTTCGACGGAACGCTGCGCAGCACGCAGCAGGGCTTCAAGCGGCGGTGGCAGGTGACCACCGCCCCGCTTCCCCCCGCCGAGTCCACGGCGCTGCAGCGGACGCTGGTGCCCGGCGACCCGTACGGCGCGCCGCTGGCCTGCGCGGGCGACATGCTGGGCGGCGAGGTGGAGTGCGAGGCCGAGCTGGGCTCGGTGAGCTTCGTGGGCGTGGCGGGCGGGCACCGCCAGGCGGTGGAATTCACCCTGATCGAGGTGTGATGTGAGGCATCTGCGGCAGACGCGCGCCGATTTCGACACACCCGGCCACACGGTGGGCGGCGCGCTCTCGCTGGACCGGCGCCCGGACGCGCTGGCGTGGGACCACCGCACGGCGTTCAGCGCGGGGCCGCGCGGCGTGGGAGACGCTTCGGCGGGGCTGGTGGACCGGGTGTGGAAGGCGCGCGCGGAGGGCGGCGCCGTATACCTGGCCCGCGCCGACGACGGCAACACGGCGTGGGAGGCGGAGGCGCTCCTCTTCCGCTACGACGGGGCGCCGGTGGTGGAGCTGGACCTGGCGTTCGACCAGAACGGGCGCGCCCTGGTGTGCGCGGAGCGGGCCACGGGGGCCGGGGGCGGCGCGGAGGTCTGGCTGTACTGGTACAACCCGCTCCCCGAGTTCCAGCGCTTCACCTTCGACAACCTGGGCCCGGGCCGCACCCCGCGGGTGCTGCTGGACGACGTGCACGACCTGCAGAACTCCGACCTGCTCCTGTTCTACGTGCACGGCGACGCCCTGGTGTACCGCGAGCAGCGCGACCGCTTCGCGGCCCGGCGCGCCACGCCGCTGGCGGGGGCGGGGCTCTACCTGGAAGCGGTGGCCAAGGCGCGCGACGGCCGGGTGCACGTCTTCGCCTCGCGGCGCGACGCCGCCACGGGGGCGTACACGCTGGAGGTGCTGGAAAGCACGCTCTACCCCTTCCTGCAGACCGAGCGCTTCGAGCTGGGCGGGAGCCTGCAGGAGACGGGCGCGCTGCGCACGGCGCTCTTCATCGCCGAGGTGAACGAGCCGTTCGTGCTGGGCGGCGCGATGCTCCGCGCGGGGGCGCTGCGGGAGCCGGTGATCGTGCTGGGCCCGCTGCACGACGGCGAGCGGTTCACCGTGGCGGGCCGGCTCTCCGGCGCGGGGTCGCTGGTGGACGTGTACCGCCGGCTGGAGCACACCACGGGCGCGGAAGCCTTCACCATGGGCGGCAGGATGCGGCCGGACGTGGGGTCGCTCACGCAGCTGGTGATCGTACAGAACCCTCCGGGCGGGGAAAGCTACACCCTGAACGGGGCCCTTCAACCATCGGGAAGCCTTGTCAATGTCTGAGCGAATCTGGACCCCCGCGGCGCCCGCCGTCGTCCCCAGCCGCGCCCTGGAGGCGGAGGTGAGGACCGCGGCGCTGGGCTTCGAGGGCCACTTCACGGTGGAGCTGGTGCACGCGCCCAGCGGGCTCGTGCGGCGCCGCCTGGAGTTCAGGAACGTCATCACCGACGCCGGGCTCAACTTCATCGGCACGGGGCCCATCTCCGACGAGATCAACTTTCTCGCGGTGGGCTCCGGCAGCACGCCGCCCGCCACCACCAACGTGAGCCTGGAAGCGCAGGTGGGGGCAAGGACGTCGTCCAACGGCGGGTACGCGGACAGCTACGGCACCAACTCGTCGGCCGCGCCGCCCTACCAGTACTGCCGCCGCACCCGCGTGTTCGTGGAGGCGGAGGCGAACGGCAACCTGACGGAGCTGGGCTTCTTCAGCGCCGCCACGGGGGGAACGATGTTCAACCGCCAGCTCTTCAGGGATGCCGGCGGCGTTCCCACCACCATCACCAAGACGAACACGGACCAGCTCCGCGTCACCTTCGAGTGGCGGCTGATCGCCCCGGCCGACGACGTCACGGGGGAGATCACGCTGAGCGGCCCGGGGACGGTGCACCAGTTCACCTGCCGCGCGCAGCGCAACCTGATGGGCGGGTACTGGGCCAAGGGCTCGACCGGCGGCTGGTCCGCGGTGGAGCAGCTGGGCTACTGGACCGTCAACAACCGGATGGTGGCCAACAATGCCACCGCGCTCGCCGCCCCCACCGCGAGCCAGAGCAGGGCCAACTACATCAACTCCGCCAGCGCCGCGCTGGCCGCGTACACCAGCGGAAGCATGTTCCGGGAGAGCACGTACAACTTCGAGCCGAACCAGGGCAACATGAACGTGACGGGGACCGAGTTCGGCTACGCGGCCTACGCCGACCCCTTCTTCCAGTCGCTGATCACCCCGGCCATCCCCAAGACGGACACCCGGCGCCTGGTGCTCGGGATGCGCATGTCGTGGGGCCGGGCCTGAACGGGGGGACGGGACGATGAATGCCCTGCGGCAGACGCGCGCCGACTTCGCCACGCCCACGCACCAGCTGGGCGGCGCGCTCTCGCTGGACCGGCGGCCGGACGCGCTGGCGTGGGACCAGCTCACGGCCTACGCC